CTGGCATCTCTGCGCTGTAACTGCTTGATGCATAAGCCGGGTTCGTGCTAGCAGACCCGAAGAACAGGACAGCGGCAAGCGCAACGCATGCGGCCGTCCTAAGCAGCTGCTCGATGATCGAGTGATCGTCGGTTCCTCTCAAGCGTTCTAGCTTGATGAGTGCATGAGCGGGTATCCCGCGTCGTCCTTTCATGATGTGAGTCAGATTTTGCTCAGGCAGTCCAAGTTCTTGGGCTAGCCTCCTTTGCGTCCATCCCCTGGATTTCATTACCTCTTCGCACTTCTCTTTGATGTCCATCGCTTGATCTCCTTCCATGGACATCATCTTACGTCAGCAACGCATCTTGACAAGTGTCAGTCGTTTTGACTAGCATGTGCTCAATCAGTCAATTTGACTGGTTTTGCACGGGGGCAGAAGATGAAGACACACCAGGAACGCCGCGCTGAGCTTCAAGCCATGGTCGCCATCGAGCGGGCCAAGGTCCGCGCCAAGTTTTCCGATCTTGCTGAAGCCCTTGACCGCCAGCAATACGCCCACGAGCAGTCGCGGCTCAGTGCGAGGCGGTTTCGCCACCGGTCGGACCACACGGGGGCATAAGGTGTTCATCTCAGAAGACGTACCAAGCGAAGGCGATCAGCGCGGCAAACGTGCATGCGTTTGCGATCAGGGTTGCGACGGTTGTGCCTGCGACGTTCCGGATGAAGGGAAAGACGGACCACGCTACTACTGCGACCAGGATTATGAACCCGCCGAATTTTGCGGTCGTTTCCATTGCCTGAAGTGCTTCGTTCATTTTTCTGCTCCTACTTTTTGGTTTGGTGCCGGTCTTGGGATTGGCATTGCCATTGGCATTTTAAGGGGGTAGCACGTCATGTCCATCAAGGTCGAAGTCTCGGACGAAACCGTCCATGTCAAGCAAGGCATTTCGGGACGCACTCAGAAGCAGTACATGATCCGCGAGCAAGAGGCCTGGGGCTTCTTCTTCTCGGCTGACGGCCGTCCGCATCCGCATCCGATGCGCATCCGCCTGAGCTTGGAAGATGACCAGGCGCCGTATCCGAAGGGCACTTATGTCCTGTCGCCCGAGTCGTTTTACCCGGATCGATGGGGTCAAGTCTCCTGCCGCGCCAAGCTTCGCCCGGTTGCTGCCGCACCTGCTGCTGCGAGGGCCGCGTAATGTTTTCCGTAACCGTGACGGAAATGGTCCGCGTGATCCGTGCTTGCCGGATTCGGGGTTCTATTGTTCGTACGCCTTGGCTCTCTGAACGGAATGTGATCGTCAATTGTGTCGGCACTTTCCACCGGGCGGCCTGATGCACCTGCATCCCTACCTTGCCTCCATGGACACCCGTCTTGTCACGGTTTTGTTCGCGCGGGCGGACTCGGTCTATAAGCGCCTGCCCGGTACTGACGTCTTTGACCAGGCGCGCGACGCCTTGACGTTCTCCGGTTGTGGCTCGGTCATCGCGCATCCGCCGTGTCGCGGGTGGGGCCGTCTTTCGCACTTTGCGAAGGTTGCACCCGGGGAGCTTGATCTTGGGCTGTTCGCGGTTGACGTCGTCCGCAGGTGCGGTGGCGTGCTTGAGCATCCACATGCCTCTAAGCTCTGGAAGGCGGCAGGTCTGCCGCTACCTGGTAGCCGTGACAAGTGGGGCGGTTGGACCTTACCCGTCTATCAAGGTCATTTCGGACATCGGGCACCTAAGGCGACCTGGTTGTACGTGGTGGGGGTTGAGCCGATCGATGTGCCTTCGATGCCGTTTGACCTGGTTCTGCCGGAAGGGCGCGTCGCGCTGATGAACGTTCGCGAGCGTGAAGCCACGCCGGAGCCGTTCGCACGGTTCTTGATCGACATCGCGCGGCGGGTTCAGGTTCGGGATGCTGCCTGATGCACCTGCATCCCTACCTCGCCGCCACCGACTGCGCCTTCACCCGCCTGGTGCGGGCGAATTACTGGCTTGTCGCGGATCTCGACCATCGCCATGCCCGGTACTGGCGCGACCAGGTCGAAGCCTGCGAAGCCGCGTTCGTGGCCCAGTCGGTGGGCTCGGCGTCCATGCCTGCGGACGTGCGAGAACGTCGCCTGCGGCTTGTGCGTGATCAGGTAGGGGTCGCCATGCGGACCGGCTTCGAAGCCGCCTCCAAGCGCTGGCACAAGGGCGGAACCGATGTTGCTCATTGATTGGCTCACTCTGCGCATCAAGCTGCATCCGTCCATGGGTCAAGCCTTATGGGATCGCGTCATGGCCTGCCGTGGCCGGATGCAGTGCTTTGACAGCGACGGTGTTCTGATGTGGGAGAAAAACACCCTCGACGTCGACAAGCTGCGCTCTGACACCGTCGGCCTGGTCTGGCAAATCCAGTCCGACGGCCGGGATGAATACCTGGTCGTGGCCGGATCGCCCGCCAGCCTCGCAAACGACGGCCTCAACGTCTTCGGCTCACTCGACATCATCCAGTGTGCTGAAACCATCATCCGCGTGGCTCGCAAGTCGCTACACGCCATCCTGCCCGGCTACATGGCCTGGCAGTGCCGCCGGATCGACGTGACCGGCAACTACCTCCTGCCGGACTACGACAGCGTCAAGCAAGCGCTGCAGATGCTCATGGTTACCGATGGCGGCCGGCGCCGCGCATCCAGCGCCAAGAACGGCGGCGACACCGTCTCGTGGAACCCCAAATCTGACCTTGCAAAAGGCAAGGCCTATCACAAGGGGCCTCAACTCCGGATGTTGTCCAGAAAAGGCAAGGTCGCCGTTTCTGAAGAGCAGCTGGAGCTCTCGGATCGGTTGCTGCGCCTGGAACACACCCGGCCCAGCCGCTGGTTTCGGCGCATGGAAGAGGCGGGCGGGAAGTGGTGGGACCTGGATGAAGACAAGTTGCAGGGGCTGTACCGGGATTTCTTCGGCCCCCTGGTGGATGGCGTGGAGGTCAAGGACATGGAACGGGACGCGGTGATCAAGATGATTCGTGATGCGAACGACATTACGAAGGGCAGGGCGGAAGCGGCATTCACGACGCTGGTGAATATTCGGCAATTCGGTTTCGAGCAGGTGAAGGGCTACATGCCGCGGAGCACGTTTCAGTTGCACCTCAAGTACCTGCGCGCGGCTGGCATTTCCGATGGCGACATGCACACCGCCAAAGTCATCCCGCTGCGCCCGGTTCGGATCGTCTTGGCCCAGCCGGTGGGCTCGTGGGACGAATTGAGGAGGGCTGCGTGATGATCTTCGGCAATGAGTTGCTCTTCCTGGCTTTCTTCTTTTCGGTATTGATTGCCGTTCGTCTGTCGGGGCGGTTGTGATGGAAATCTCTGAAATTGCGCCTTTGCTGCACGCCGGCTTTTCCGTTCTGGCGTTCGCGCTGGGTTTTATTGCGGGGCAACAACGATGAATTGGACTGATGTTGCTGAAATCATTGGTATTTACATGGGCGCTTTTGCCCTTGGATGGGCTTCTGGCTATATCTACTTGATTTACAAGAAGGTCACGGAGTCTGTCACATAGCCTGCGTGGCGCAGCCATGCAGGCTATGTGACAGGTGCCTTTTACCTGTGCGCTGGCCGGGCAGTTTCCCGGAATCCAATCCATGGAGAAAGAAACCATGAAAGCCAAGATTGAAGCAATGAAGCGTCTCGCCGATCGGGCGCGTGCCAAGCAAGCTGCAGCTGCTGCGGCCCTGTCCGTTGCAGCCATGTCCGCACAAGCTGAGCTCCCGGCAGCTGCGACTGCAGCTATCACTGCAGTGAAAGAAGACGGTACCGATCTGGTCGCTGCGGGCTGGCCCGTCCTGGTCGCCATCACGGGTGGTTTGATCCTGATGGGTCTGTTCAAAAAGGTTCTGTCGCGCGCGACCTAAGGGGGCAGAAATGGGACCGTTCGCGTTTGCGCTCGTATTGCTTGCGCCGTCCGTCGCACTGGCGGACGGTCCTATTTACCGCTGCTCGCATGGCGTCTATTCGGACAACTGCGACCGCGCCGAACCTGTCATTACGGTGAATCGCTATACGCTCGAACAGTGGGAAATGCGCACGCGGGGCTTGCCATGCCCGTCGTCTCAAATGGTTCGCCTGGTTACGGGCGATGTTGTTTGTCAAGTTTATCAGGCTCAGATTTTTGGCGTATCGAGTGATGATGCTCGTCTTTTTCGCGAGGCGGAATAATGCGGCGCGCAATGTGGTTTTTGATTGGCGTTTTCATCTCCGTTGTGCCGATGCTGGTGTTTGCCGACAGTTATAGTCCTCAAACTGTTTGGAAGCGTTCTACCGGTTATGAGCCTAGTTTTTCTAGCGCTATTTCAGCGTGCAAAAATAATGCATCACGTGATGATGTTGAGGTCCGCAATTTAAGTAGCACTCGTGGCGATTGTTGGAGAATTGCTAATAAGCCTCCTCTTTATGCGTCTAGTGATGCTTATATTGGGGTATGGGTTTATACGGCAAAAGTTTGTGATTTTGGCGGTATTTTGAATGGGGCACAGAATTTGTGTGTTGATGCGCCATCGTGCCAGGACGGTAAAATTCGAAATGCCGTAACGGGGAAGTGCGAAGATCCTCCGCAAGATACGTGCGATGCGAAATATGGGCAATCTGAGACTGTGACGGTCTATATGGGTTATGCCAGCACGACGGGATCGAATGCGACGTTGATTGATCCTCGATCCCCTTCTACGGGATGCTATGGTGAATGCCAGCTCAATTTAAATAGCAATGTGAATGCGGGATCTTGTGAGATTGTTTCTTCCGGCCAGGCACCTTATCCCGTTCGATGCAATAAAGATGGGGTCTATACAGGCTCGCAGTGTACGCCATCGGATAATGATGGGCAGTCACAGTTGCCGCCAAAAGATTGTCCGTCCGGTACGATTCGTGGCGAGGTTAATGGCGTTTCTGGCTGTTATCAGAATTACGATAGTAATACGACTGAAACGACGACTAATAATCCTGACGGTTCTACAACAAAAGAAACCACGACTAAAAATCCTGACGGTTCTACAACAAAAACAACTGAAACTACTAACGCGGACGGTTCTAAGACGACCAAGAAGGAAACCGTTACGTCAAATCCTGCGTCGGGGCCGGGTATTCCTGGCGGGAGTTCTGGCGGATCGCCTGGGGGTGGTACGCCAGGCGGAACGGGCGGTTCAGGCGGCGGAAATGGCGTTGGTGTCCCCAGTGACAAGGGCGAAACGGAACAAGCTAATTTTTGCCGCGACAATCCTAGCTCTGCGATGTGCAAGGACAAGATCAAAATTGATGAAACCGGAACAGATGAGCAATTCGATTGGACCTCAACGAATAATTCTTTGAACGAACAGTACGGCGGCATTACGGCATCTGTTCAAGGATCATCCTGGCGGCAAACAGATCTTGGTTTTATTTGGAATTTATCGGATCGAATTCCATCTGGCTCGTGTTCGCCCGTTAGCTTTGGCAGTTATAGCCTTGATATTTGCCCAGCCTTGGAAAAGGCGCGCGCCTTGTGGTCGTGGGTGATTGGGGTTCTCGGGGCGCTCGCTATTTGGATTCGCGGTACTCGCATACTCGCAGAGGTCTGACATGCCGATTCTCGGAAAACTGATTGCTAGCCTTTTTACCGGCTTGGTTGCTTGGCTGGCAAATATCGTTGGCAAGAAGTGGGCGTTGGGCATGGTGTTCGTGGGTGTCTTTAGCTCGCTGACTGCGGCGCTGTATGTGGCGCTTTCGACCGCGCTCAATGCCGTGATGATCGCGTTTCCGTCGTACTCGGGCTTGGAGCTGGCCCTGTATGTGGCTGTACCGAATAATCTGCCCGTGGTGTTGTCGGCTGTCATCGGTGCTGAAGTCACGCTTACGCTCTATGCCTGGAACGTCAAGCTGTTGCGGATCATGCAAACGGGTAGCTGACATGTCCGATTACCTGGTTACCGGCAAGAAGGGGAACGGCAAGTCTCTGGTGTGCGTCGGTCGCATCCGCGAAGCCTTGCTGCAGGGCAGGGTAGTGGCGACGAATCTTGACCTCTACCTGGAACACCTGCTGCCGGTGCATCACGCTCGAGCGCGGGTCATTCGTCTGCCTGACTTTCCTGGGCGCGAAGACCTTGATCTGATCGGCTCGGGCAATCCGACGTCGGACGATGGTTTGGTCGATGAATCGCGTAACGGCCTCCTGGTGCTCGATGAGCTGGCCGTCTTTCTCAACGCTCGCACTTTCCAGGACAAACGGCGCTCTGGCCTGCTTGAGTGGCTGGTGCATAGCCGCAAGCTCGGATGGGATACCTACTTGATCGCGCAGCATCCAAACCAGGTAGATAAGCAGATTCGTGAGGCGATGGCCGAGTATCACGTGATCTGTCGTCGGATGGACAAGATCAAGATCCCGTTCTTGCCGATCAAGATGCCGCGTGTGCACGTTGGATTCGTGCGCTATGGCATGGAGCGTGACTCCATCCTGGCCGAGCGCTGGGCCTTTCGCGGGAACAGCCTGTTCAGGGGCTATGACACGCGCCAGCGCTTTCGCGAAGGGTATCCGCATGGTCCCTACAGTTATCTGCCGCCTTGGCACCTCAAGGGCTACCGTATCCCGCTGCCAGCTTGGCGCCGCATCGCCTCTGCCGCCATGCGCGTGCCGCTTGAACCGCCTTCTGCTGCGCCGGTGGCTGTCGTACCTGGCAAGCCTCCTTTGGTTCGGCTGCTCGAGCGGCTTCCGGCTGATCAACGCATGAAGCATTACCGGCGCCTGCAGGCGCTCGGCGCTTTGTAGTCAATCCATGTGGCTGCACTTCAGTTCAGACATGCGCTTTCCGACGTTCCGGCGCTCTTCGGTAAGCCGTGCAGTCGAACGGTGACGGGCCTGTGCGTCGATGTTGAGTAGACGTTTGCGCAAGTTGGGACATTCCATGTGTTCGTCTTGCGGCGTATCGCGGTTGATCATCGCGACGTTCGGGCCTCTCGATTCGGGCGTCTTCTGCTTGTACGGATCCACCGGATGCCTTGGTACGACAGATACGGTGCCGCGTTCGATGACCGCTTGCCGGCCTGTTTCGCAGGGGCGATCTTGGTAGATCGTTCTGCCCGCAATGATGCATCGATACACGCCTTCGTCGGGTGGCGGACTCGGTTGGGCAACGTAGGGCGCTTGAGTAGGGGCAGGCGCTACTTGGCGGGGCCCCTCGACAGGCTCCGGCTGTGCAGGAACGGGCAGAGGTGGGGCCTCGCTGTTGATCACGGTAAGAGTGCCGATTCCGGCAAGTGCGACCAAGGTGAAGAGGGTGATGAAGGCGGTTGATTTCATGCCCGGATAATAGGCTTCGCCGCGTGTTGTCATGTATGACGTTGGTCACAATGGATCGGTGTAGAACGTCGGGCGGCGTCATGCCGTCCAGCGCGGAAGCGCCCAGCACGCCCCTGGCCCCCCTCTGTCCTGCAGAACAAATCACAACCGCTCACGCGGTACGCCGTCGAACCGGACGGGCAGAGGTGCATTTCCTCCACACCAGGCCAAGCTGCACGGCGATTCCGCCCCCTGGTCGGTGTTTCCGGGCCCGGACCGGCCCCGGCGCCAGAATCGCGCGGTGTAGATCGTAGGGAACCACCATGCCGTCACCGGCCGCTGCGCAGCGGCCACGACGAGACCGTAGCGGCTCACCTGGTCGAGCGAGCACGGCCGCGAGGCGGGGTTTTAGTCCGGGTCCGTATGTAACACCCGGACTTTGTCTAACGGGTTAGACATGAGACACTTTTCGGGTCTTCAATTGATCGTCTGAGAACAACCATATGATGATTCCGACGTGGGCCGCAGAGCTTCGGCGCTTGTTCTGGTTCTTGCGCGCGGCGCGACACCTGTCGCGGCCGACACCGCGCACCTGGCGCCGGCGTATCACGGCGGAAAAAAGACGCCTGCTCGCGGCAGGCGTTGATCTGTGGGAACTGCACGCGGTCTGTGTGATGCTACGCCGGAACGAGCACTCGACCGCTGCGAAGCGTGCGCGTGAGTTCCTCGAGAACCGTCAAAAGCAGGCGGCGGACGCTGGCGATGAGGCGGGTAAGTAGCCTGCGGAAAAGCGCGATAATTTGTATTA